TTTTATCTGAAGCCGATAACCATGTGTTTTCTAAATAATGTTTTGTTGCAACATCTTGGTCAGACGTTGGGTTTGCAACATTTGTAATTCTTTTACTTGTAGCGTCCCATTGAAAATTGGTATTTGATACCTTGATAACGTCACCTGCATCATCAATAGCTTCTTGTGACATAAAGAACGCTTGGTCACTATCTGTATCTAAATCATTTTCTGTAAGTACAGAACCAGAAGCATAATCTACTAATTTTGTACCTTGTGACGTTCTACGTCTAATCTCAATAGCTACTCCATTTGCAGGAGCAGAGCTAAAAGTAAGAGTAGTTCCTGCGGCATTTAACGTAAAAGCCGAAGTTGCTACACCTCCAAGAGTAACTGTTAGGTCTCCTGTAGCTCTATACGAAAAAGGTATAGAATATGCTGTTGTACTGTTATTACCTGTATAACGTACAAAACTATTTGCCATGTGTGATTTTCCTTATGTTTTTAATTGGGTTTTACTAAAAGTGTAAGTTTAGTTGTTTATTGAGTAAGTATCTCAATGTAGTTCTTTTTAGCCTTTTTCTTGGCGTTTCTTTTGATTAGTTTTCTATCTTTTCTCATTTTCTTAATTTGAGGAAACTCTTTAAGAAGAAGTGTTCTAGCTTTTGCTTCAGCTCTGTGTACATATTCTAATATAAATTTCTGTCTTTCATCAACACCTGCAATAGTCCCATCAGCTTTTTTATATAGTTTGCTTTTAGGGTCTTGTATTACAGTCTCAATTAATTTTTTAAGGGTTAATCTTTGTCCTTTATAAGGTAAAGTAACTTCTCCTGTAAGTTCTCTCCATCTGTCATAGGCTGTTTGTTCTTTACCATTTTTTATAGTTCTTAAATCTACACCAGATTTTCTATCAATTTTTGCAGGTGGCATATATTTAAAATCTCTATTTTCATAAAACTTTTGTATTGCAGGATTGTTAGTTTTAGTCATAGCAAAAGGTGAAGACCATAAACCTGATTTTCCACCTAGTCCAAAGAACCAACCTCTGTCTCTGTCAATTACTTCACCATACATGTTACGTCTAGGCATAATACCATCTTTACCTTTAAATGGATTTAACGCTAACAATCTGTCATTTAAGGTAAACACTTCTTTTTGATACTCTTCATCAATTCTACTTAAATATCTTAATCCACCAGATAAAGGTGTAACTTTATAAATAGCTCTAGCTAGTATAGAAGAGCTAACTTTGTCAGGAGACCTTGTAGAAACAAAATCATCACTAAAGAAAAAGTTTGCAGTTTCAACTATATTTTTCATATAAAATTTAGAGTTAAGATTTCTAAAAATAGAATTAACAACACCCATAGATAACTCTGTCATATCTTTTTGTACTGCTTCAGGTATATCTTCATTGTATCTTAAAAACTTATTCATACTATCTTGTAAGTCCGCCATAATAAAGAATGGCATCATTATAGGGTCAGCTCTATTTAACTGAACATATCTACCATCATCTGTTTTATAAGAATAAGGTTTCCAACCTGTGTTAATTTCTCTTTCTGCATTTTCTCTGTAGTTTCTTGAACCACCACCAGTAATTTTACCTGATGCTACTGCACCAAATGCGGCTGTCCATAATGCAAATCCCATAGTTGCTCTAGCGTTAGCTTCTGCCGCCGCTTCTGGGTTTATATAATTTCCATCTTTACCTTTTTTTAAAGCATGTCTTGTACTTAACACTGCTCTGTTAAGAAGAGGTAAATGTTCAAAGTTCCATTTAATTAAGTTAGACGGAGTGTTAATAAAGTGTAAACCTAATGCTCTTGTCCATCTGTGTTTACTTGTAAAAGATAACACACCCCCTGTAATACCACCTTCCATCTTACCTGTTTCAGGGTTCATAGAATAAGCAGATTGAGTGTATGTACTTTCTCTAGCGTATTGTAATGGGTCGTTAACTTGTAATTTATTTACATCTCTAATTGTGGTACTTGACATATCAGCCGTTTCTATTGCACCACCAGATGCAGTCTTTTGATAATCTGCTTCTAATTCTTTAAATCTAGTTTTGTAATCATCTTCTTTAATTACACCCTTCCAAAACCCTTTACCTGTTTCTTCTCTAATTTGTGTATTAACTTGTGAAGCTACTCTAGCTTTGTAAGTCATAGTTTTAAGAAACTCATCACCTGCACTTAAAATTCTCATAGGAAAAGTTGTAACGTAACCTATTGGTCTCGAAACATATTTATCAAGCCCTACACCTACAGACCCCATTCTGTCAGTCATAAGTCTTGTTGTCGCTTGTAACCATCTTTGAAGTTGTCCTTGTCTAATGTTGTTATCAAACTTCATTTGCTTACTATCCAGTATACCACGACCTTCCATAAAACCTCTTTTAGCCGCCATCAAAGCATCTTTGGTATAAAGTATTTGGTGAATGTATGTATCAACCGCTTCTTTAGCTAATTGGTTTGCTCTTTTACTATCTTGTGGAGCTAAATATGCGGCTCTAACTAACATAGTTAAAGGCTTCCATTGTGTTTGAAATAAACCAGATACAATGTTAATTGCATGTGTATCAGGTGAAGATAGTAAGTTGTTATTAATAAACTCTGACGCTAAATCCCACTTGTCAACTTTTCTAGCATTTTGTAATGCCATAATAACTTGGTCAGTGTCATGTAATTTTGCGATTGCTTTGTAAAATTCTTTTGGCTTACCTGTTTTTAATGTAGCCATTTGAGGGTCTTCAGGATTTATTTTAAGTTCTGCGGCTCTAGCTTCATTCTTACCAACCTGCATAAACTTCATAGCTCTTGCTACGTTTCTAGTAATTTCTTTTTGATTAACTAAAGTTTCTCCTGCAACAGCTTGTCTTATATCTAACTCTTTTAATATTTTAGCTTCTTGGTCAGGTGTAATATCTAAATTGTGAAGTTGATTAGATAATTTTACTATATCATCACTTTGTTTAGCTAACAAATCTCCATGTGCTAATATTTCAGCATATAATAATTTATCATCTTTAGCTCTTGATTTACCTAATTTAATAACTGCGTCAGCATCTAAACCTATTATTGCCGCTTGTTTAATTGCATATCTTTCAGTAACTACATCATCAATTATTTTACCTTCTCTAACCATTTCATCAGCAAGGTTTTTTAAATGTAGTCTAACTTTTTTAGGATATTTGTAATAGTTTAATTCCTCTTCAGGTGGTTTACCTGTTCCAATAGTTTTTCTTAAATTACCATTCTTTCTTAAATTACCAATTTTTTCATCAAGAGTTTTTCCTACAAGTTGACTTTCTGTTGCAATTCTATCAACTGTAGCTTTATCAAGATTTTTATATAATGCTTTATCAGGTTTAGGTTCTGCTAAATCTTGAAATAATTGTTTACCTGTAATTTCACTTCTACCATATTCGTGAATATCTTTTAAATTTTTAACTGCTGTATTTTTAGAACCTCTCATTCCAAGTTTAAAACCACCATAAGAAAATGCACCACCAAATACAGTACCAAAACCAAACCCTGCACCTGTAGCAATAGCAGTTCTTTTAAGACTAAATTCATCTGATACACCAGTTTTAACTTCTGTAACTTGAAGCATTGTATCTTGTGCTGTTGCAACTACTGCACCAATTTTAGCTTCAGTCATTGCACCTCTGTAAACTGCTTTACCAATAGCTTCTTTTGATGCTACCTTTGCTGTTTCTTCTAACACTTCTTTGTTAATTTGACCTGCAACTTTTCCTTTAAGAGCTTCTGTTAAACCTTTTTTATATGCAACTTTAGCGGCTTGACCACCAATACCAAACGATATTAAATTAACTGGGTCAGCTATCATTGCTCCACCATTGTCATATAACCATGAACCAAAACTTCTATTTGGGTCATTCCAAAATGATGGCAATGCGTGATATGTAGAAGATATATAAGCTAACTGTGAATTTCTTTCATCACTATCCGTAAACGCATTTGCTAAATCTTTAGTCATAGAACCTGTGTTATTGTTTCTCCAAGACCTATCATTGTAAAAATACTCTAACAAATCTGCATGAGACATTTCTGAAAATACATTATTACCTCTTGCAGTAATTTCGCTTTCTCCATCTCTATGTGTGTAATAACTTCTTAATGTATTATAAAACTCTTCTGTTTGTATTTCATCAAGAGCTTCTTCTTCTGTTGATACTTTTCTTAATTTGGAAATTGTTGATGATGCTGAAATTGCATCTGTTGCTGTGGAAAGTTTTTTCTTCTTTTTTTTGTAGCCTGATAATGTTGCCATATTATTTTAATCCGTAAGTGTTAGCAATTAAGTTTATAATAGTTTCTATATTTTTCTCATCTTGTTCGTCACTACCCTTCATTAATCCTAAATTTTCTGTCATTGCTTCTACAAGAGAAAAGAAATCATCTTCACTCATTGCTGTAAAAATATCTTGTGTAAATTCTGAACCTAAAACTTCTTTCATATATTTTTGTATAATTGGAACTTGTATCTTTTCAAAAGCTATTTCGTCAGCAGACTTACCATCTTTACCTTTAATTACTCCAGTAAAGACAGGTACTCTAACTTTAGTTTTATTGTTTTTTATATTTTCAGTAATCTCATTTACATATTCTTTTAAAGTTACATCAACTCCATCTCGATTAAAGATAACTGTGCTGTCAGCTTTCTCTTGCTCTGCAATTTCTGCCGCTTCCATTTCTTTATCTATTTCGTCAAACTCTTGTGTCATTCGCACACCTTGCATGTCTTCTGTTATAGGTGCTTTAAATACGTCTTCATCATTGCCTGTCCAAGTTTTAAGTACATATTGCTCTACTTCAGCTATAAAATCTTTTCGCATTTTAGCAGAAACATCTAAACCTTCAGCTTCCCATCTCATTTCTTGTTCTTCAATTTCAAAGTTAATGTATCTTAAAACATCACCTTCTGCGGCTCTTGCTGTTCCTGTGCCATCATCACTTTTAGTATATTTTTCTGTCACTTGTTGTATGATTGAGTTTTTAGTATTTACATAATGATGGTCAGTATCATAAATAGGTTTTAATCCACCTGCTTCATACGCTTGTTCATACTTGTCCCACCTAGCGTTTGCTTTTCCCCACATATCTTGTGGAATGTTTTGTTCAACCATTGCTTTCATCATTTCAGTATGGCTATCAAATTCACCCATAGAAATACTTAATAAGAAATCTTGTGACCCTGTATAATCTTTTATCATTCTACTTTCAGGGTCAGTGTTAAAATAATTTGTAAATGCTTCTATTGTTCCTGCATCACCTTTACTAGCAATAGTAATTTGTTTTTGTAATTCTTGTATCTGTAACGCAGATTTTGGTGTGCCATCTTCGTTTGGTTTAAATGCTTCTATCCATACAGCTTGTGTAGCTTTGGCTGTATTGTATGCTTCATCTCTTCTAGTTTTTTGTATTACAGCGTCTTTTTTTGCAGTAAGTGCGGCTTTTAAAACATCTGTGTTTTGATTTTTTCTACTATTTAAAGAACCTAAATCTTGACCATTAGTGCCTTGTCCTAAATTTAAAGACATAATCTTTTCTGCTCTTTCTATATCTTCTAAAGTTGTAGCTGTATCAATAATAGAACCCACATCTTGTCTAATAGCTTCCATTAGTTCTTCGTTAGTATAAAATTTTGTTAACTCTTTGTTGTCACTTGTACGAAGCGTTGTTCCAAAAGATTTCCATTCTTCTACATATCTTGTATCTAAATCTTCAGTAGGAATAACTGATAAAACTTTTCTTACTTCATCAATTTTCTTTGCAGAAGCTAGTTGACCTCTTTCTCTAGCATCTTTTACATCAGCATCATTTTTCCAAACATTATAGAATGAACCAAACCCTGCCATAAAAGAACTATCTTGTCCTTCCATATCAGGTAGAAACTTTTTGCTAAAATCATTTAGATTATCTTTTGTAATATCATAATCACTTTCCATTGCTAAAGTCATTTCTTCAATAACTTCTGCCGCTTTTATTTTACCACTGTGAAACTGTGTAGTAGCATCAATGTATTTACCAGTTAAATCTGGGTGTTTACCTGCAAGTATTTCTCCTTGTATAGTTTCAAGAGTTTTACCTGATGCTTCTAATGCTTGTATTTTTTCTATAGCTTTATCTTTTTTTCTATCAATTCTTAAACTTTCACCTATAGCAACTGATTGAGAAGAACTTGCTAACGCTTTAGCTAGACCATCTGATGCTGACCCTGTTTGTACATATCCTGCGTTTGCCGCACCATAGTATTTGTTTGTTGCTTGTCTGTTATATTTTATAGCCATAATTATCCGCCTGATTTCTTCGCATTCGTGTTAGTTTGATTTCTTTGATAACCTTCGTACCCTTGACTTGCTACTTGTATAAATAATCCAGTTCTTGATGGGTCTGTAGGTGATTTTAGACTGTTGTAAGTTTTTGCTTGATTAGCGTAGGCTTCTGATTGTTGTTCTTGCAATGTTGTTACATCTTTACTGTAATCTCTACTAATAGTATTCCAGTCGTCATCAAACAAAGCACCGATTGATTGGACAATTTTGGTACTGTTACCAAATCCTAAATTTAATGATTGTGCAATTTCACCATCTCTTTCTTTTTTAGAACTAATTTCTGCTAGTGTTTTTTCTCTATCAGCATTGACTTTTTCTCTATCAATTTTAGTCATGTCGTGAAGATAACCTTTATCAGCATTACGTCTTGTAGCTTCTTGGTCTCTTCTAATAGCTTTATTTTGAACTTTTTGTTCTCTATAAGATTGAATTGTTCCTGCTACAGCTAGTGCCGATTGAATGTCACACATTAATTATTCACCTCTTTCATCATTAATAAAAATGGCATCTTACCGATACCAAAATCTCCTATTTTTTTTTTGGGTTCAAATCCTAAAAATTGTAACCACTTTAAACTTTTCCAATTTCTTTCATCTACAAAATTGTAGACGTACTCATAATCTTTACTCATCTCGTTTACCCATTTAGGACACTCTTTAATAAACTGTTTAATATGTTTAAATAAATCCTCACTAGATAATAACCAAACTACTCCGTAGCCTTTTTCTTTTGATGGTACAGAACCAAACATACCAATTACACCTTCTGACTTTGTTCCAATAATAGAATAAATCTTACCTTTTTCTGTAAATGGTATTACTAATGCCTCTAACGGAGTTGCTCCATTGGAAGCCATAATTTCTTGTCTGTCACCTTTTCTAATCTTTGGTGCTAATTCTAACGCATCTTTTAATTCTGCTTTTCTAACGTAGTTTTCTTTCATTAAATCCTTCTTGCTCTATTATGATAATAACCTTCAACCTCCGCACCTGCGATATACATAGGCAAGTGAGATGAAGATTTAATATCTAAAGTAAATTCTGTGTTTTGACATTGTACAGGTACTCTTAATGTGCCTGTTGCTATAGCAGGTTGCCCTACTATTGATGTAGCTGTACCAATTACATAACCATTCATAATAGCTGTTGATGTATCTCTATTATTAGGAGTAACTTCTACTTGGAAGAACCCACTGTTTTCAAAATTAAATGATATGTTTCTTATTTGGTATCTACCTGAAGTTACCGCTACTAATCCTCTACCAGTATTTTCTCTTACAAACTGTGTAGACATTCTATATTTACTTTCGTATGGCACACCACAATATAATGCTGTGTGATTTCCAACGATTGTGTATGTTGAACCTGATGTATTTGTTGCTGTGTAGTTATTGCCATTAGCTCTATCTACTGCAATCAATCCAGTTTTTGCACCATAAGGTGATGTAAACGTAGTCAAATCTGTTGAACTAGCATACGTTCCTGTAACTGATGCTTTAAGGTCAATGTAAACTCCATGACCTATTGTTGTATCTTTTAAATTTCTTAAATCTAATTTAACTAATTTTGTAGTTGTGCCTTCTGAAACTAATAAATAAATAAAACTTTCTAAAGACATACCACCAATAATTTTAACACCTGTAAACGTCCATTTAGACCAAGCGTTTTGTACTTTCTCTCCACCATCAAAGAAATACTTATAGATGTACATTGTGTTTGCGTTTGTTGTAGACACTGTGCCACTATAAGGAGCTGTTTGACTGTCTAGTGTATCTGATGTTAAAAAGATTAAATTATCTTCTGTAGTATTGCTTATAATTTGATAGCAATTTGTAGGAATTAAATTTCCTACTGATACAGTAATGTCCATACCATCATTTGTAAGAGTATCATCATCAGCAAAGTATTCTCTTATTGCTGTATTGTTTGTTCTTGCTTGTGCAAAATATGCAAACTTACCTGCTGATACTGGACTAACTTTATCATCATGTTCAAATGAAGATACTTCATTAAGCATAGCTGTTGTAGGTGATATAGTTTCACCTGAACTATCTAATTTGTATTGTGCTGTATCAGAAAATAATAATAAACTTTCATTAAATCCTACAGAGTTTTTAAGTGTGTTAACTTGTGTACCTGAAGCCGCTATATCAATAGGGTCAGTATCTAATACTTGTGTAGATGTTGTTGAAAAATAATTAAAGAATGAAGCATTCTCTGTTAATACTAAATTTTCTCCTGATAAAATACCTAATCTGTTTTTATAAAATGTAAGGTTATTAATCTTTTTACCAACAAAAGTTGGATTAGCATTAGTTTCAATATCTCCACATTTTCTATCTGTGTAATCTAATTCTTTAAAAGTAAATGTACCATTATTATTATTAACCAATGCGTGTGGCATTGTAGAATTATCTAAACCAACAGAAGTTGCAGGAGCTATAGTTTCATTCCATACACCTGAATTTCCTGAAAATTTTACATAGTAATCAGAAAGAGTATCTCCTTCTTCACCAGTAATTTTTAAGATTACACCTGTTTTACCATAAAAAGGTAATTTACTAAAATCTTGTATTTCATCTCTAACGGCATACATAGCTGTATTACCAGAACCATCAGACGAACTAATTGTATAGTTTGCATTGTTATCTGTAGGTTTTCCATAGATTACACTATCAAAAGCCTCAAAGGTAAAATGAGATGTAAAACCAGAATAGTTTGCCAACCCTTGTGTTGTAGATACCGAAGCATTATTGTCAGTTCTTCTAACATTAAAACCAATACCATTTGCATTACTATCCCAATGTGTACTTGACTGCCCAAACAAAAGTATATCTGTAATTTTATTTGTATCTCTAAATTTACTATCAGTAGACGCATCATTACCACTAGGCAGTTGAAAGACTACTTCTAGTTCTTGTGCCATTGATGGGTGTTTTAATGCTACTTTATATTCTCTACCATAGTTTGTAAGTTTACAAACAATTAAGAACTCTTCTACTTTAGCCGCAGACGTTGTGCTGTCAGCCGCTACTGTTATTCCTGTATTAGCTAAAAATGTAAAGTCTGCAATGTTAACTAATTTAAAATTTTCTCTAGGGTTTGTTGAAGTTAAATAACTTGACCCACTTTGTATTGTAACTGTTTTTTCATTACCATCTAAATCAAATACTTTAACTCCACCATTGTATAAAGCTACAATGTATTGGTTATCCGCATCTCTTTGTATTTGCCAAAATTTTGTTTTGTTAGAATAGATATTAGAACTATCAATAGTTTTAACAAAATCTAAAGGAGGTCTTTTTGATAAGCCGTCTACTAAACCATTTTGTAAATTAACTTGGTCTTCCCCTTGATTGATACCTCTTTGTGTAGGTGTCTGTTGAGACATACCATTTAAGAAATTAGGAATAGATTGTGATACAACACTTCCCATAATTAGTAATTCCTTCTAGTAGGTCTATGTATTATAGAAAATGTATTGCTGTCACCTTCAAGTATATTAATATCGCTTTCTTGGCTATCTGCTTGATGGAAAGACATTAATGCTTCATTTTCATCTTGACCAATTAATTGTGTAATTTCTTTGTCACCTATAAATCTAGCCGCAAATCTTCTTGCCGCTTTCATTGTAACATATTGTCTAGCGTATTCTGGTAAATCGTCAAATTGTTGTACTAAAACTAAATCAACTGAAGCAGGTGCAGAAGCAAATACATCTGTATGGTTTTCCATATCAAATAAAAAGCCACCTCTTATAGTGTAGTTTAAATGTCTAAATTGGGAGTTTGCGTCTGCTTTAACGCAGTTTGCAGGTAGGGGTACTTTGCTGTCACTATCTAAAGATAATGATTTATAATTTTCATGTGTGTTAAAATTCCACCCTTGTGATTGGATAGACATAGATGTTTCGTTTAAAATATTTTTTGCTGTACTTACGTCAACTGTAGTAGTGCCTGTAATACTATTTACTGGAGCTTCTCCAATAGTAGACAGCATAATGTTTACAGCCTGTAATTCGCTTGTGGGTGTAATTTGTGTAGTCATCTATCCTTTGTGTTAAATTTTGTGTATGAACACTGGGCGGATTGTCAGTGTTAATCTCCGCCCAATGTAAGAAAAGAAGTATTACGCTTCTTTAATTCCGACTGCCGCTTCTGGTCTTAATACACCATGACCCATGCTGTATTTAGCTACCATTAACGTACCTTGTCTTCTGATGTCGTACTCTTTTTCAACAGCTAAATCCATTAGCTTAACAGTTCCTACTGCTGAAGGGTGAGATACAAGAGCAACAAAGTTAGTCAGGTTAACTGCTTGTGGTTTCGTTCCACCATTAGTAGCTGAACCTGCGTCTGGTAAAGCTGTAGTAATGTTAGAAGCTACAAAATGAGGAACTGGTACTAATTCAATTCCTGCAATTTTCATAACTCTACCTGATGCAACACCACCATTAGCACCACCGCTGAAGTCAACATTGACTGCATTAGTAGCATTTGCTAATTTGTAGTATTCTTCTAGCCTCATAAAGCATTTTCTGCCTTCTGATGGAACATAGTTTGCATCAAGCTCTTTAGCCGCATCAAAGATAGCGTCTATCATTGCGTTAGCCGCAGTAGCCGCTGTAGAAGATGCGATACCTGTGTTAGTTATGTTAGTTGTAGTGTCACCACCTGTTACGTTAGGTGTAGTAGTTAGTGACGCTTGACCAATAGTTTGTAAGATGTGTTTATCTTTTTGGAAAGATAATGCTCTACCCATTTCAGTAGAGTACGCACTTCTTACGTCCCAATGGTTTTTTGCTTCTTCGATATTCGATACGAATACTGAAGATATTAAAAGGTCATTAATTGTAATAACCTTTTCGTTTGAGTTAACTGCAGAACCTAATATTTCAGTTCCAACTGCGTGATACTCCGCCCCAATTCTCCCTAAAACTGGAAAACTTGCCGACTTCCCTGAAGCTATGCTCCTAGTCATATCAGCACCTGCTGTTTTTGAAGCTCTTTCAAATGAAGTAATTACTTCACCTGCGAATACTTTTAAAAACAGGGCATCATCACGAGTAGAACCACTATTAGCATTTCCGAATTTAACTGGACTTGCGTTTGACATGTGATTGTCTCCTTTATTGA